GGCCGGATCCGCTTGTGGTGAACCGGTCGCGGTGGCCGTGCCCGTGACGACGCCCGTACCAGATCCGGTTGCAGGATCAGATTGCGGAGCACCGGAAACGCCGACGATACGGACCGCCGAGCCGGCGCCAGTGCCCGAGTCGGCTTGCGGAGAACCGGAGGCAGTGACCGCGCCGCCGGCGGAAAGCGTTGAAGCGGCCGCCGCTTGTGACAGCCAGAAAAACATCAGGGGCTATCCACCGACCAGTTGAATGCCTTTGCTGTCCCTGCCGTCTGATTGATGCTCAAAAGGTATTGGTGCTCCGAATGGATCGGCGGCAGCTCGATGATCGGCGTCTCCTGCGAGTCCTGATAGACAAACGACGCCTGATAGACGATCCCGGCGACTGCGCCAACGGCGATTGTCTCGGTGGGTAACACCTTTTTGCGGATTGTGAGCGTCACCTCGTCGCCGTCAGCCATGTTGGAGAGATTGATCGCGGCGTGATAGTACCCCGCCGTAGTCTGGCTCGTGATTTGCTCATCTGTGCCGATTGCGGCCGGTGTGATTGCGCCACTTGCTATGACTGCCATCAATATTCTCCAGCGTTATACATCGACCACATGCAGGTCAACGTGTATGCCGTGTGCGCAACAATATTGTCGGATTGCGCGCGCACCGCGAGACGAGATCCGGCAGGTACGCGCGTCTTGATACGCCAGACACACGGATCAGGGTAATCGTCCCAGCTTGCAAGATATGCCATAGACGGCTCGCCGATGGCAACCTCTGATCCGGCGGCGCCGATGCCAAGCTGGAAGATGCAGTTTTCCGCACCTTCGCCGCCGGTTCTTCCCTCTGTAGAAACAAAAAGATACACCTCGTCCCCGTCTTTTGCAGTAGCGGATGACAACTGCGACCACGCCCCCCATGAATTGTCTGCTGTCGGCAGGGTAATCGAGTCGGTTGCAGTAACATCACTACCGCCAGACACATAGGTGGAATCTGCCAGATATCCGTTGCCAATACCGCGCTCATGCCACGTCTCGGCGCTCATGTAATAGATCTGCCAGTCCTGATCGGAGCCGGCTTGTACGGCGACACGCGCACCGCGAGGGATCCTGCAAGGGATCGTCTGGAAGGCTGCGCCGGGCACCGCGTTGAACGAAATTCCCTCTACGATGATCCGCTCAGATCCAGCCGCGCCGATACCGATGTTCACATGACACCGGCGAGATGTGGCGATCTGCGGCTTCCACCCGAGCTTGATCATGTTCGTGTCTGCATGGTTCGCCGCGATCAGCTCGACCCAGCTACCAAAAACTCCGTTGGTTGCCGATGCGCCAGTGGCAACCTCCGTGCCTTGCGTCGTCGCCAGATCCACACCACCACCTTCCGGCATATGGGCGATTCCGGCCAGAAGGTCTAGGCGGCTCACGTCCGAATCTCCACCGCGCGGCCAGCCGCGATCAGCCCTTGCGCTTCGAGATAAGCGAGGCCATCGATGATCCGTTGCGAGTCAAGATGAACCTCTTGCGCCGTCCACAGACGCTCAAAAAAGCCCTTGAGTGTGATCTGCACATTTTGGTCTGCCGAATTGTCCCGCGCATTGATGATCGCGCCTAGTTCGGCATCAGTGAAGCGATCAAAAAAAGCCTGCACCGAAATCGGCGCACGCGGAATCGGCAAAATGTCGAATGCCAGTGTTGCAGGATTCCACTGAAAGCCGGGTTGACGTGGGTCGAAACTGAAAGGCCCGGCGGCGGCGAGGCCCTTGGCGCTCAGATCGGCGTCTGGCGCAACGGTCTGGCCGATACTGACCAGTGCGCCATCGGCGGTTCGATATACGGCATACCAAGCCATGACGCCCTCCGTTTACGCCGAAGCATTGTAGGTAAACGAAGACAACTCCACAGTATCGCCAGCAGAGATAGTCAGAGACGACATCTCAATGTCACCGCCACCACCGGTGACAGTGGCCGTCCCACGGAAAACCTCGGTGTTGTCGCGGTCTTCGACGGTGAAATGATCTACCGTGCCACCGGCAGCATTGGTGTCTTGCAACGGCGTGCCGTTGATCGACATTGCACCGGAGGAATTGGTCGTGCCCGCATCGACGGCGCTCGAAACGGCAGAGCAAAGACTGTTACGGGTCGCGGTTGAATGGGTCAGTGCCATTGGCTTGTACCTCTCTCAGTTTGTCTCGCATCCGGATCAGCACGTCCCGTACATCGTCCTCGGAAAGAACTTGAATGAACTCGTCTGTGATGGACGCCAAATCGTCGATCTTCACCTTGCCATCGGCGCCGCGAACGACGCCGATCAGCTTCGGCATCACATCAGAAGCGGCGACATCCATCACTCGCCCACTACGACGCCATCATCCGGCGACGCTTGGCCGGCCTCTTCTTCCGGCGCATCTTTTTCCTCGGTTTCTTCGTCTCGCACGTCATCGACTTCCTCCTTGGGGCCGGGCTTCTTGACGACCTTTACCTCCACGTCAGCGTCTTCGTAGGCTTCGACCAACTTCGGGTACTCGCCCACCACGACACACACATCGCACGGTTCGACCTCGCCGGCCCAACGATCCGGGTTGCGGTGCAGTACACGCGCAACATCACGCTTCGGAGCGGCAGCCTTGCCGGCATTGATCGCGGCCTCGACATTCTGACGATAGATAATAACGGTTCGGCTCATGACAAAGGATCTCCCTTATCGAACGAAAAGAAGGGCCGAGCTTGCGCCCGGCCCATTTTACGGATTACTGGGTGTTGACCATCACGCCGGCGGCGGACTTGACATCGGAAGCGGCCAGAGTCCAGTTGGCACCGGTGGCAACGGCGGCATCGGCCGGGTTGGCCCCGCCATTGGTGATGTCCCACGCAAACCCGCGAATCCGCAGATTGAAGGCGTATTCGCCTTGTACGCGAATCATCAGGTTTTCGTTGCCGGTGACCGGTTCCGCGAGGATCTCCCGTTCCTCGGACTCGACCACGGACACGGCGTTCTCAACGAGGCCGAGACAGTGGTAGGTGTCCGGGGTTCCAGCGGTGATCAGATCCGGCGAATCGGTCACGATGACCGGACGGTTGAAGGTGGCGACGTTGCCGGTGTAGATGGTGACGCCTGCGACCTCGACGATCTTGTCGGCGACGGCTTGCTTGACCAGATCGAAGTATTGCTTCGAGTGCATCACGAAGGCCACGATCCGGTTGGAAGCGTCGCCGAGCTTCGCCATGCCGTCGATCAGAGCGGTGTGGTTCACGGTGCCGGCGGTGCCATCATGAACGAGCGATGCCTGACCGCCAATGGCAGCGGTGGTGCCGGCAACGAGCGTGTTCACGTAGTCGATGGCGACCGCTTGACCGATCTGCTCACCGAGGATGAAGGACAGTTCACGCGGATCGCGGGAAATCTTGCGGAACGAATCCATCGTGTTTGCGATCGGACCGATCTTCCGGTTGAGCTTGACCGACACGAACTCGCCGGCGGTCAGCGGGTTGTCGGCGGCGGCGGCCGTGGAAGTCACATCGCGGCGCGACACGAGGCCGGAAATGGACTTGAAGAACGCTTCTTGCTCGAACTGGCCCTTCATGCTCTCGGTGGACAGCACGATGGCGTTGTTCGACGCGCCATTGAAAACGTTGGCGTTCTGTTCGAGAGCTTCGATGTAGCCCCCGTAGAACTGCTCTTCGTAGATTTTGAAATCGGCAAGAGTACCTGCGGCCATGACGGATTACCTCACGAGTTAAGGGACGTGGGCAGTTTCAAATACGCCTCCATCCCATGTTCTTCGATAAACGCGCTCTTTTCCGCCGGAGTTTTCAGTTCCGACCGAGCACGGACCTTTGTAGCGGTTCCCCCGCTGTTACCGGAGGCACCACCAGCAGATCCCCCGCCAGAGTTGCCTTTGAACAAATGCGGAGCGTTACTCCGCAAATCCTCCAGCCATTCGGAAATGGTCAGAGGAGAAACACCGTCTTTACCATAGACGACATCGCCGTCCTTGTCTACAGCCTTGACCTCGCCGTCCACCACCTTGAACAACATCGAAGCGCGGAGCTTGATGTCTTCGAGCGCGGTATCCACGGCGCCGGCCTCGGCAGCGGCCTTGGAAACAGAGTCCCCGATCAGAAGTTCGCCGAGCCGCTTGTCGCGTTCGGCCACCATCTGTTCGTACTCGGAGAGCTTGCGTTTGTTTTCCTCGGTGAAACGCTGCAACCGTTTCTGGACCTCGGATTCGATGACTTCCTCGGGGGGCGTCTGCTTCTCGAACTGTTCCGCCTTTTCCAGAAGTTCTTGGTACTTCTCCGGGTCGATGTCCGCGTAATTGCGCAGCTTTTGCTTGTACTCCTTGACGGCTTGACGTTCTTTCTGGAGCGCGGACTTGAGGCCGGCCACGTCGGGAAAACCTCCCTCCACGTCCAGCACATACCCGTCGTCAGATTCGACATAGAAATCACGAAGGTTCTCATCGACAGATTCGATGTCTTCGACTTTCGGCGGTAAAGGCATCTTGCCCCTCCTCGGTTTGTTGTTGAACAGAAAACGATTTTTGGCTGTTCGGTCGATAGTTTAGGCGCGTTCCCGCAGTTGTGCAAGGGTCAACGGCCGGCCGGACGCCGGGTCCACCATGTCGCGCAACGATGCCTTGCCGGAAGACCATAGCTCGAACCTACCTTTGCCGAGCACTTCCCGTTGCACGGTTTCCGGCTGGCGCTTTAGCCACTGCTCATAGGTCAGATCCTCCGGCACGAGGCCATCCATCGACGCTCGTACAGACGGCGGCGGCTCGGGCACGTCCGACCGGGAAAGCTCGGCCCACGACTTGAGGACAGCCGACAAAATCGTCCGGCAGTTCCAGTGCCACGGCGGTCGGCCGGGGAACGGAATGTTGGTCGGCGTGCCCGGCATCGGATCGCCGTCAGTTGTCCACGCGAAACCGGACCGGGACCGGCAGATCGGCGACGTGCGCGTGTCCAGAGTCACCACTGCCTTCAGCCCCTTGATGAACTTGCTATTGCGCTTGAACGACCGCATCCGTGCCTCATTCGCCACGGCCATGACGGACGTGCGTGCCAACGCCCGCGCGTCGCGGTACGACCGGGCGATGCCCAGTTCGTTCACGTCCTTGGCGATTTGCTGTGGAGTGCGGTCCACCACTCGGCGGACGGTGCGCCTTCAATAATCGCGCGCGACATGACGGAATCGACCATGTCTGACGAGAACGGCTGTCTGGCGATGGACACCTTGAGCACGGACGATAGGGCGTTTTCGACGGCGTCGTTCTCTGATACCGCAATCTGCCGCAGCTCTTCGTTGGTGTACTGACTCATGTTGTCCATGACCGTTTTCGTCACGGTCTTGATACGGGCCAGCAAATCGTTGAGCGCGTACAACCGGTGAATGTCCTTGGTGTCGGCGATCTCCTTGCGGATCTCTTTCGCCAACAATTTGAAGTCGCGCAAAATCCGGCGCCGCAAGCCCTCGTCATAGCGCAACAGATCCAACGTGCGCAAGATCATCGCATCGTCGAACTGTTCGTTTACGGTCATTGCTGCACGTCGTCCGTCGTATCAAGCGGCCCGGCTTGCTCCAACGCGGCTTGTTCTTCTTCCTTCGACCGGCCGGGCGGAATCGTCTCACCGCGCTTGAGAAGATAGAACAGCGTGTCATAGGAGATGCCGCCGGACTGATAAGCGGCGATGTAGCTCATCACCTCGGCCGCCGACAACCGCAAATCGACGTAGTCCGTGTTCAACGTGACCGTTGCAGAAATGTCGTCCACCGTACCGCCAGCTTGAGCCCACCACATCGCCCATCGCACGCAATTCGACAACGCCGACGCGATATTCATGGCGATACCGGACAACACGGAAACATCCCCGGCTTGAGCAATTCGCGCAGTCTCGGCCGCTTCGACGCCCTTGCGCGGCGGTTCGAGAATCTTGGCGCCGATACGGGCCATCGCGTTTTCCTTGCGCGCCATTGCGTTCTCAAGCGACGACAGCCCGGAGCCGGTGAACTCCAGATACCCGGTACGGGCGTCTGGATGGTCGGTGACCCATGCTCGTTGCGAACCAATCACCATCGGGTTGTCCTCGTCGAACTGGAACCCGGCCGCCCACGGGGTAGGCAGCCCGGTGTAGTGCAAGCCGTGCTCAAGGTCGGCAGAGTTCATGTAGTGCGAATTGTTGATCTCGATCAAGTCTAGAAGCGGCGGAAGGTCAGGAGAGGCAGCCGACGAATCGGGGCCGACAAACTGGAACGGGATGAAGTCCAACCGTTCGCCAACCCGTTGCGGAAATGTCTCCTCGGACATATTGCCTTCCTCGTCATACAACCGCACCCGGTACACGGCCGGGCCGCCGTCCTCGGAGAACAAGTCCAGAACGCGGTACTGCTTGACAGTGTCAGCCTCGAACTCGTCGTTGTCCGGGCTTGCGATCTGTTCGACCAACACGACCATCGTCAATGTCTGTTGCCCGTTGATGATCTCCACTCGCCAGTTGATGATTTCCTCGGCCGTATAACCAACGAGAACCGGCCGCTGGTAGTTGTCGTTCCAGTCGGTGAGTACGCCGTACCGACCGACAGTGACCACTTCGGACACGATTTGCTTGGCGAACGCGTCGATGTCGTTGCCAGCCAGATCGACGTTCTGGAATACCGGGTCTTCGGTCGTGTCCTCGTCGTCCACTGTCACAGTAACGGGTTTGCGCATGACCGCGCCAACAAGCGCCTTCACTGTTCGACCGGTGGCGCCGTAGAACATGGCGCGTTTCTTGTACGCCTCGTATTCGTCCGGCTCCTGCCCGCCGAGCTTCGGCAGGTATTTCTCGCCGGCCTTCTTGACCGCCTCGGATCCGGCGGCAAAATCCCGGCACTTTTGCCACCGCGTCCGATTGGCGTCGTAGTCTTTGTGCGTCGTGGTCACTTCAGCCATGTCACAATCCCTCCACCTTGACGGAGCGCAAAACGCGCTTCACTTGTTGGACGCGGTATCGTGTCTCGTCGGCAATGTGATCCTCGGCCGTCGTATCCACGTCGTCGATGTCCCGCGAATCCCTTGGCAACAAGGGTACTGTACGGATGAACTGCTGGCAATTCGGCGTTACGTACAAGGCCGGTTCCTCCGGGCGCTCCTTGCTCGCTTCGGCAATCATCCCCCGCATCCGGTCCCATCCGGTGACGCGCGACCCCGGCCGCTTGTCGGCACGTGTCCACTTCACGCCTTCCTTCGCCATGTCGTCAGCGATACACACGCCGTTCTCGGCGGAAAAAATGTTTGTGTCCGCCGGGCCGGGCATGACCTTTCTGGAGCCGAACATTTGCCGCTCACGTTCAACGATGCCGCGTGCAATGTCACGGGCCAGCATACGAATCCCGGTGTTCGGCGTGCCGTCCCACCCGTACCACTCGGCGATACGGATGATCGATCCGCGCGGCGGGCAGAACACGGAACCGTCCTTGCGCTTCGCCTCCGTGCCATCAGCCTCGGCCCACCATCCAACGGAAAACGGCGCGGACGAGCCCCAATCGAACGACCGATCGACGCGCCATGTACGCGGCAGAATGAACGGCCGCACGATGTTTTTGTCGTTGCGCCATACGTCATCGAACATGCCGCCGGCGACGATGTTCCAGTCGCCGTCGATCCATGCCTTGACGAGCCATTCCGGACCTGACGCGCGGAGACGGTCGATGTAGCCGGGGTCGCGCGACAACAACGCCTTGTTGTCCTCGATCTTGGACGGAATGAAAATGCGCGTTGTCTTGGTGCTCTTTGAACGGATCGGCGTCAAACCCAGTGGGGCAGGGTCAATGAACCGCGACTTGACCCAGTTGTGGCCGGGGCCGCCGGGGTTGCCGGTCATGACGAGTCGAAGTTCCTTGCCGTCACGGATCGTCGCACGGATCTTGTTGATGGCATCCGGCGACGCCCAGTTGGGCACTTCATCGAACCCGGCCCACTGGTACTGATGCCCTTGATACTTGTCAGCATCATCCGGCCGATCAAGGTGACGCAATTTCAACGTGGCGCCGTTTGGCAAAACATAGGTGCGCGAACTGGCATGGAAACGTGATCCCTTGATACCGCCGATGATGATGCGGTCAGCCGTTGCCTTCACTTCGTCGAGTTCCGGGTAGGTCTTGCGGAACAGAATGCCTCGGGCGTGCTTGTTGCGGTCTGCGAAGCTGACAAAATCGAGAATCAAGGCGAACGTCTTGCCACCGCCACGCGCCCCACCGAAAAAGATCTCGAAAAACGGACACGTGACCAAGATCGTTTGCGGGCCGGGTTGCGGTTCAATGTACCCATCGACGTTTGCTGCTTCCTCGGCCAAGCGACGTTTTTCCTCGCGTTTGCGGCGCGTCTCTTCGACTTGCTCGCGGTACGCTTTCAGTTCTTCCGGTGACCGCTTGTGCTTGTAGTAGTCAATCGGCCGTTTCTTGCGCGGCCGCTTGGCTTTATCAGTCATCGACCTCGACAGCCTCGCCTTCGATGTACTGCCCCTCGAAAGATTCCTCGTCCAGTTTTGCCGGCATACGGACAAGCATGCGTTTCTCTTCCGTAACGTCGATCATCTCGCGCTTGCCAAGGCGCGTCATCTCGAACCACTTGATGTGCGCGATGCTGCCTTTCTTGGCTTCCTCGAACAACGCCTTGCCCACCATCGCCTCGGCTTTGGCAAGGCCGTTTTCCAATGCTTGACGCAACCGCTCGTCCTCGCGCTTGTACGCGTAGAACGTTGAAGGCGAAAGGTCCAAGGCTCGCGCAATCTTGTCTTGCGTCATCCCATACCCAGCCATCGCCTCGACCATCTGGTAGTGGGTGTCGTTCAAAATCACTTTGCGCCTCCCGACATTGCCCGCCCGGCCTTTGATGTTCACGCCTTGGGCGCCATGCCGCCGGCCGTCCTTCGGCGGCACATACTTCCAGTTCTTCTTGCCCGCAGCAACCTTCTTCGGGTCTTTCGGCTTCTTGTAGTCGAGCGGCTTGAGTTCTTCACGCGGGACTTGCACACGGTCGAACGCCCGCTTGTCAGCCATAGGGTCTTGGGGCATGTCTCATGTCTCCAAGCAATAGAACAATGGTGCCGGGGCACGAGGCCCCGGCGAACGGCGCATTAACGACGCGGACGACGAGCGCGGGAAATGGCGCGACGAGTGAAACTGATCGCTTCCTGCGCGCCTTCTTCTGCGGACACGATTCCGGCGCGTGACTGGATACGATTCACTTGCGCCCGAGAAATCCGGCCCCGGTTGAACGCTTCTGACAGCAGAGCACGGACACGGTTTCGACCAGTAGTCAGACCACCCATGATTTTGTCTCCTTCGGTTGAAGATTGACGGATTACTTGAGCACGCTACGCGCTTCGTGGTCGGAAATGTCACTACGCATCGCAACCGACCGGTTCAGCACGCCGACGTACTCGACGTTGTGGCGTTCCGCGATCTCCGCGCCGAGCTTGACCCCAAACTCACCGCCGTACACGACCAAGCATAGCGGCTTTACCCGCTCAAGTACAAGTCCAAGCTCAGCCCGAACGCGATCCGCGATTTCGTCTTGCCCGGACTGCCGGCCGTAGGTCTGGATCTGCTTGGCAATGGCCGGCAGTCCTTCGGGGATGCCGTCGAGCACCCATTCAAGGTCTTCCGTCTTGCCCCATTCGATGTCAGGCACAACGTCCAACCCGGCCTCTTGCCAGTACCGGGCGCAGTAGCGCGAGCGATACGTGTTCCAGATCCGTTCCGCAAGCGGCATGTCGTTCCACAACGAGAAATTGGGCGAGATTAGCTGTGTGATGCCGGCCGCGATGAACTGCTCGGTGACCTTGGGCAGATTGTTCCAGACGCGCTCGAACCGGCCATCGTCGGTGTAGAACGCGACCGTGGTTCGATCAGCCGGCATCCCCCGCGTCGAATCCGACCCGTAGATGTACCAGAACGACCGGTCACGATCCGGCGTTCGATGGGCGCCGACCCACACGTCATAGCCGCCTCGATCGGGGTCAAAAACCCGCGTTTCTTGCAGCCCCGGCCACTCATAACGTTCCGTTATGCTTTCTGGCGGAACGATAAGATTTTCTGATAGTCGGTACTGGGACAGCCCCTCTAGCCCGTCGTTGTCGAGCGGATCGTCCAACGGCGCCTCTTCCTCGGTGGCGAGCAGTTTGTCGATTTCCTCTGCCTTGAAGCCGGTCAAGCCAAGGTCGAAGTTCTCTGCCTGCAACGACTCAAGCTCAAACTTGAGCATTCCGTCGTCCCACCCGGTATTCATCGTCCACTGGTTGTGAGCAATGGTGTAGGCCCGCTTCTGAGCCTCTGTGAGCCCCGAAAGCACGATCACCGGTACTCGGACTAGGTTCAGACGTTTCGCCGCCAGAAGCCTTCCATGGCCCTCTAAGACCATACCGTCCTCATCGACAGCAATCGGGTCGTTCCACCCGAACTCCCGAATGCTCTGCACGATCCCGTCAATCTGGCTCCGGGGGTGCTCCTTGGCGTTGTTCGGGTTGGGCTTGATGTCCGTCAGGTCACGAAGCTCGATCTGCTCCGGGCGAATCTTGATGTCTTCGATGTGCACGTTCATGCCGGCAAGCATAGCACGCGCCTTGCGACAAGACAATCAACGCGCGCGCGTATTATGCGCACGCGCGTAAGACCTAACGTCCACGATATTCCCTCGCAAGTTTTCGAAGTGCTTTGTTAAGAGGGGGCGGGGGCGGCGCCGGCAAATGGTTAATAAAAAATCGTAATATTCCAGTCCTCCCGTGCGCGCGCGTATATGCGCGCGTGAAAATCAGCCTTTTTGCCGCAAAAATATACCCCTTTTGGGATATAAAACCGGCGTCGGCACGAAAAAATCTGCCGCCCCCTTGACGAATATTCCACTAAATAACCCGTTCGCTACCGCGATCTGCCGCCCCCTTGTGGAATTATGCGGTTCGGAATGCGCTGTCTGCCGAACGTGCCGCCCCCGTTTTGGAATAACACGGTCCAAAACGCGACACCGGTCGCCGAGTGCCGACGCCGTTTCGTGGAATAATACGGTTTTTTACGAGTGTTCCACGGCCGCCCCCGCCCCTTTGTGGAATCTTCCAATCATGATATACTCCGTTTTCCACTCACAACGACGGGAGAAACCACCATGTCAGACCACGAAAAGCTGTCGGAACGCTTCCACGCGGCCGCCGTTTTCTGCTTCTCCGGCGCCGATGCGGTGCGCTCGTTCATGCTTCACAACGACCTTCCTTCTGCGTCGCGGGTAATTCAGAGCATCACCTTGGCGATCGCCCGTTCCGGCTTGTCCGTGCACGAACAAGACTTGTTGGCGCACGCGTTGATCGAGGGCACGAAACCGACGCCGGAGGACGCCCCGATCGAGACTGACACGTTCTTTGCCTACACGCTGCACGAGTGTTTTCCGTGGGTGCCGGGCAACATGCCGGAGCGGTGGCGCGGGTGCCTTCAACACTGGCGCGAGGCGGTAATTGCGGAAAGGGCTGAAGAAGCCAAGAAAAACAAGGAGTTACACTAATGGCGCGTCCAAAACGAAACTCGGCGCTTGTCGATGTGCGTTTGTGGAATCGCCGGTGGCCGTTCTCCAAGGCGGAACTTCGCCGGCGTCTCGGCCTTGAGGAGAAGATGTCGCAACAGACCTTCAACCGGGCACTGGAAGGCGCCTACGTCTCTCAGGCCGCCGCAGACGCCATTGACGCGGCGTTCGAGGTCGAGTGGTTCCGTCCCATGGAAGCTCTGGACGCGGCCATAGCGGCCTCTGAGGACCGCAAGACGGACAACGACGAGGAGAGCGGAGAATGACTGGCACGTTGCTGAAAAAGAACGAGACGCTACAGAAAATCGACTATTGCGGGCTCGCCACGGACGCGAGCAACGAAGACTACGCCAAGGCGCAGAACGCGTGCGGACTGTGCGTTGGCGACAATGTGATGGTAGTTCGGCGTGCGCACGCCGGGGAACGCGGATGGGCGGACTCGTGGATCCCGGACATGGACGAACGCCTCTTTGATCGCGGAACTGTGCCGGCATTGGATCCTGTGCGCGGCGTGCGTGTCGAGTTTCTTGCGCCCGACAATCCGCTCACTGGGTCCGTGGCATGGAACTTCCCGTTCTTCGCCCTTGCCAAGATCGTCAAAACGGAGTAGCCGCGCGTTCGATCATCGTCGCCAGAACGTTGCGCACGTCGTTCGAGACGAGCAGCGCAGTGTCGAAGAACACGAACTCGCTGGCCGTCTGGTACGCAAGGTCGGCGCCACGGAACAACCCGTACTCCGCCGCGTCGATGGCGTACCAGACAACGTAGGCCGGAACGTTGTGTTTGGCCGCGTCACGCATCCAGAGGCTTTGCGCCGGCCGCAAAACGTCGCGTGACGTGTCGAACCGGAGCGACTTCAGTTCGAGCCAGCCAAACAGGCCGTTGTTCTGCATCCACCAAACATCGGGGATGCCGTGACCGACGCGGTTTTCGATGCGCGTAGCGTAGTGCAGAATGCCGGTGGTTCTGATCTGTTTCCAGAGTGTTGTTTCTTTCATGCCGTCCCTCGGTGGTTGTGTTATACTTGCGGGGAACCGTTTATCTTTTAACGGCTAGTTGTTCTCCTGTTGTGTGAGGTTGGCCGGTCGTCCCCCACGACCGGCCTTTTTTATGTGCGCGTGAAGACCTTGCGCACGTGACCCCAATCCGGGCCGATTTCCAAGTCAGCCAGTAACGGAACGTCAAGATCGACAACCGTTTCCATGATGTGCTTGGCCTCGCCCAACGCTTCCTTGCCGGCCGGTGTGCGCGGATAGGAAAAGTCATTCTCGTCGTGCACGGTCAACAACAGCGTGATCACATCGAGAACCCCGGCTTCGTGGATTTCGACGAGCGCCTTTTTCAGAATGTCGGCCGCGCCGCCTTGAATGATCCGGTTCAATGCCTTGTAGCAAAAGGCCCGTCGAACAACGCCGTATTTCTCAAGCGCCGTTTCACGTGGAGCAGCAACGGCGCCCGGCGTCCATTCTCGCGGCTCCCACAGATCGAACCGGGCACGTCGGCCGAGCAGTGTTTTGACGAAGCCGCGAGCCTCGGCGGCACGGGTCGCTTGATTGGCGAGCATGTGGATAAAGGGCAGGTTACTCTTGAACGTGTCACGAAGCGCTTTGGCCTCTTGTTCTGTCACGCCGAGTTGCGCGGCCAGTTTGGCAACGCCCATGCCGTAGGTGATGCCAAGATAAATAATCTTCATCATGAAGTACGCCATCGCACCGCCCGGCAACAACGACATGAACGATTTGTAACAGTTCATCGACGGGTTTTCAGCATAAAGACGCTTCAACCGCATGGCGACCGGGTGCTTGGAGTAATGCACGGTCAGACGCGGTTCGATCTGCGAATAGTCGATCTTGGCCCACCGTTCGCCGGGTTCCGGCAAGAACAATCCGCGCACCAACGGCGCCAATACCTTGTTGCGCGACGGGATGTTTTGCAGATTCGGGTTGGACGACGACAACCGGCCGGAAACAGCGCCGTTGTGGCCGTTCGGCAACGGATGATACTCGGTGTGCAAGCGCCCATCGACCGCGCGGTCGATGATGTTGTCGATGAACGTGCCGGAAATCTTCTCGGCCTCGCGAATGTTCAAAACCGTCTTGGCAGCCGGATGGTCAACCGTTTCCAGAAATTGTTTGGTGAATGACGGGTTGCCCTTGTCGGTGGACGGATAGGCAAGGCCGATTTCGTCGAACAACCGGGCGAGGGACGCGGAGGCGTTGACGTTCACATCGAAGCCGGCGAGTTTGCGGAGGCGTTGCTTGTTGGTTTTGACCGTGTTGTCGAGTTGGCGTTTGACCTTTTCAGCGTTGTCGATGTCTACACGCGCCCCGGTCTTGCGCATGTACCAAAGCACCTTGAGCGTCCGGCATTCAAGATCGAACACGTCGAGCAAGCCTTGTTCTTCGAGGATCGGCCGTTGTTTTTCAAGGATCTGTAGCGGCAACAACGCGTCGTCCTCGGCATAGTCGTTCACGACCCACGCCGGCGCCCGCCAGATGTTCCCGATTTGCGCCCGGCGTGTCGGTTGTCCGCCAAAATGTGCAGCGCACCACTGATAGAGCGCGTCTTCGGTCTTGGTCACGCCGAGATACCGCGTTGCGAGCGAGTTCAACGAGTACGTGTGGCGGTTCTCGTCGATCAATGCCTCGACGCCGGCCACGTCGATCCACGTGCCGCCGAGTTCGATGTTGTCCTTTGCCAGAAACCCTACGTCGTACATGATCGCCGCGCCGACCTTTGGCATTGGCCGGGCCAGCAACTCGCGCAAGTCGGCCAACGTTTCTTCCAACGGAAGATTGCCGCCGCCTTCGTGCCGAAGCGGCAGATACACCTTCTTGCCGTCCGGCGAGGCGAGCGACACGCCGACCATGTACGCATCAGGATCAAAATGGCCGGGGCCGTATTTACAAATGTGCGGATCTTTCGTTTCTGTATCGACGCCAAGGATCGGGGCGTCCATGAATTGCGCAATTTTCGGATTCATTCGTTGTCCAGTTCGATTTTTCCGTTGTCTTGAACCGCGATACCGTGCTCACGCAACAGATCGCGCTGTCTTGGAAGAGTGCGCACCCGATGAAGTGCGCCGGTTTCTTCGTCAATGTACGCAACCGCGACCGGCTCTTGCTTGCCTTCCTTGTTTGTAACAACCAAAAACAACGTCAAATCACCTTCAACGGATAGAAAAGCACGCACCGGCTTCGTGTCGTTCGTGATGAATACTGGCATAATTGTTTCTCCTTTGTCGAAAGTTTACGCGTCAATAGCGCCGTTTTGGCACAATAGCGCCGTTTTGGCAACGGCGCTTCACCGAACAGAACGTCACGGCGCCACCATGCGCACGCTTGCCAAGCATCGTGCGAATAACGTTTACTGGCAACGGCGTCCAGCCAACGACAAAAATCACGGTTGGTGCGAGTCATCACGCTCAACAAGGCACGAAACCCGATGTTTTGACCCGTACCCCAACGATTTGCCGCACGTGATTTGACGGCGTGCCACAGAGTTTTGTGTACGCTGTCGGGGTACTGGGACAGCAATTCCTGAACGGTTATGATCCGCTCTAGGTTGACGAATACCGGTCGGCCGTGGTCGGGCCCCTCCCCGTATAAAAACCCGAACTTCGGGGCGGACGTGTCGTCGTCTTCAACGAGAGTCAATAGCGCCGGCAAGAAGTAATGCGTGGACAGGAGAAAAACCGGATCGCCAAGGGCCAAGCCACGTTGTTCTGTCGGTGTTCTCATCGGCGTTCATCCAACAAGCATGTGATTACGTCCGGCGCAACGGCGGCGAGTTCTTCCTTGGACGCCGTAGCGATTTTCAAGACACTGCTAAAAAATGTGTACGCGGAACCCCTGCCGTACCCGATGTCGAGATCGTTTTCATCGGCGATACCGAACAACGGCCGCCATGCCGGACAATCTGTGCCGTCATCGTGCGCGAGTTCCAACAACGCCCCGCGCTTGAAAAGGCGACTGTCAAACGCACTAACGACCACGCCGAGATCGCCGACTTTCCATCCTGCTTTCTCGCACGGAGTCTGAAACGGCTCGTTAGCTTCATCTGAAAACATCATACCAACCCCTTGTTTTCTGCCAACCATACCGGAACAACGATCACAACGTCGTTGCCGATGGCGAGCGGCCCGTCGGAATCGAAAACTTGGCTTCGTGGCAACCATACTTCCTTGTCGCCGTCCCACACCAGAACGGCAGCGTCGGTGGCGTGCTTGACTTCCACGGCAATGTTAATCGTTTCTGCGTTCATAACGCCCTCCTTATTTCACCGTAAGAACGTGTTTGATAATCGGCGGCTCACCGGCCGGTCCGTCAATTTTACGCACGGCAACGATGGCCCGCCACTTGTACTGAACGTGCGTCGCGCCTTGGCTCTTTGCAACTTGCAGCGCCGCAATCAAAGCATCAATGCTCGTCATCGTCTTTCACCACCTTGTACCCGGCAACCATAAGAACGTACTCGTCTATGCCATAGCCATGCTTGTTGCGCAACGCAACAAGGTCGTATTCGACCGTGATGACCGGCGCTTTGCCCACGTCAATGTCGATTGTTGCGCGACGAACGCAATCCACGTCAGGCACTTTGAACACTTCCAGTATTCGCGCCCCGACCATGTGCGGCGGCTCATCGCCGATCTTGTAATCACTCATGGCAACAACTCCTCTTCGTGTGCACGATCGAGATCCGAGCGCAAGGCGTTCCATGCACGACGCTCATTGACGCGGTGATACAACCCGATTGCCGCCACGGCGACAGCCATTGCGTAACGAAACACGTTCATTCTGATCTCTCCTTTCTTTGTTTACACATGGATTTGATCGCCGCCTCGCGGGCACGGTCCCATTCACGAAGAATACGGGACGCCGTTAGGCCGTCACAATGCTTATGCACGGCAGCAATCAACGTCGGCAACGCTTCGTAGTGCGCCGCCATGAGACACTTTTCATGGTCGGTTTTCATTCTCCCGCCTCCAGTGTTGTGATTTGAGGAACGAGCTAACGCGGTTGTTGGTTCTGTCTCTTGTTCTGTACGTCCCTCCGTACCCGTCACGAAACAGATACTTGCGCCTATGCAGCCCAACCCTTCGCCGCGACGCCATGTTCAACCGTTCAACGAAAAAATCCCTTTTGATCATCGTTCCGTGCCGGTGCCGCCATCTGATTTTGCGCATGGCGGGCAAGTACAACTCTCTGAACAAAAGCATTTCACGCGCCCTCCAAAATCTCAGGAAACGGATACCCGTCCCCGTGTACCAGATAAAGGTTCTGTTTCGCCCTCGACGCACCGACAAACCAAACGCGGTGCTCGGCGTCCGGGTCATCGTGCAACGTCAACCGCGACTTTGCGGACATGGCCGGCAGCAGAACGACGTTGTCCGCTTCCTTGCCCTTGGCCGAATGGATCGTGCCGATGCGGACGCGCGGGTTGCGCGTCAATCGCTCGCCGTTCGCCTTGCATCGACGGATATACTCGATCTTGCGTGCCGGAATCCCGGTCAACGCATCGAACCACGGCAAATGCAACGGCGCACCGTTAAAATCAGCCTTGGTAATTTTCCCACCGGATCGGTTTATCATGATCCGGTGCGCAAGATATTTAGCGACTTGCGTGGCTTGAGAATACCACACCTCGCCGCCCTTGCGCAATGTTTCCCATGCGACAATGGCCTCGACGTATTTTTGCAACACGTTATGATGCGTCGTCGTGCCGTAGAACACGCCGGCCGCTTCCAATACGTTGCGCACATCGGAAAGGTACTGGTGGTTGCGCGTAAGAATCAGCCACGTGCCGTCGCTCAGCGGTAAGCCTTCGATCCCGCCAGTGTATGTCACGGCGCCGCCTTCAGAATGCGGCGACCATTGCGTATCGTAGCGGGCACCGATACGGTCTGAAATCGCCGTTGAAAACGCCCACACTTCGCGCGGTAGTCGCCACGAAGTCTCCAGCACGTCCATCGAATCAACATCGAGCGACAAAAACGCCGCTACGTCGGCGCCACACCACGCATGGATCGCTTGCTTGTCGTCGCCGGCGAAATAAACGCGTTTAGCAACGCGCGCGATTCGTTCGATTGCCGCCCACTGTAGCTTGGACAGGTCTTGTGCCTCGTCAACAATCAACACGTCAACGTCTGGCACGTCGCCGTGATCGACAAACCGTTCCAACAGATCCGTGAAGTCAATCACGTGCTTTGCTTCCTTGTAGGCGTTCAATGCCTTGGCATACGACCGTAATTGCCACGGGTCCACCGCGTTGCCAAGCAGCACGTTTGCCTCTTCCAACGACACCATGCGGATACGCGCTTGCTCTTCGATCATTTTCAGTTGGTTGCCGACGGCGCCGGTTTCCAGTGTGTCCGGATCATCAGCCTCACGCGAAAACGCCACCCCGACCGACGCGCAAACCTCGCAATAATCCTCGTACCGCATCAGTTGCTTTGCCGATACCGGTAAAGCGCGAAGGGCGAGCGCGTGAATGGTCTTGAAGTACCAGAGCTTCTTTGCGTCAATACCGAACTTCTGTTCGACGCGTTGTGCTACTTCGTGCGTTGCTGCTCTCGAAAATGTAAGGAACGCGATGTCTTTCCACACCCCGGTGATCCCAGTATCAGCTTTCGCATCGTTATACACCTTGTCGATTGCATAAAGGTTATGTTTCATGTGTGCCAGACCTTGCCACTTGACATACGGCACGCCGTTTGTCGTTCGTTGCAAACGCAACATCGCCACTCCCGGTAATGCCACCTTGCCCGTAACGATCACCTCCTCTGCAAGCACGTAGCCAAGATCGTCAAACAAGGCCGCGACCTTCTCGATTGGGAGATTGTGTCGCCGCGCCATACGACGAATCAGGTTCTTTGCGTGCGGGTTGTCTGTCGGTTTTGTGCAGGGTTTGTTCATCAGAAATCGTCCTCTTCAAACTCCGGCGTATCGAAATCCTCGTTTTGTACGTTTTCCGGTACGTCCGTCCCCCATGTACGAAAAGACTTGCCGTGAATCTTCCATTTCTTCTGTGTCGCTCCAATATCAGCAAGCCGCGAATACACCCATGTCATGCTCGGGAAATGAAACTTTTTATCCGACAAGAACGCGCGCAAATCTTCAGCACGAAAATAAATCTTGTCGCCTTCGATAAATGCGAGTCCGCGCATCAAATCCTCCGGCGAATTGCCGATTTGTCTTCGTGTAAGGAAATCGTCAAGTAACTGATGGAACTGCCCGACGAACGACGCGTCAGAAGGCGCGACATGCTCCTCCAGCTTTTTGTAAAGGTCGGAGACGATCTGTTGCCAATCCTCATGTGGAACGTCCGGCACGAACAACGACGTTTGCGTCATGACGGCGCGCTTGAACCGGCGAAAATAGTTTAGGTCATCGACGTTCATCAGTTCGACGCGGTTGCCGTCAACATTGACCCACCATATCGGCTCGTCTGAAATGATCTTGGTCAGATGATCGATTGCTGGGAGCGTCATCGACCCGCCAGACGCGATACCGTGTTGGCGCTTGCGACACAACTCACGGTTGCAGTAGTTCGACAACAATGGCGATTTGCACTTGTAAAAGTATTCCTTGCGCGATACGGATTTGACGACCGTGGCAACTTCCTTGTCCGGCAACGGCGGGTCAAGATGTTCAGCGTTAAAATCGAGCACCGAATCCAAGGCGTCTTGCATGTTGTAGTACACGGCCGCGTTGAACAAGATCTCGTTACGGGAACCTTCAGGCACCGGGCCGGCACGCATGATCGCTTCAAGGCACGGCGGACCGTCTGAAAACAAGGCGTCCGTGTTCAACCACCCATTCAACGTTTCAAGCGATACTTGAACGCTTGTCGCGTGTTCGATGAACTCGTCAGCATCAAGGAACCTTCCGCCGACCCATGCTCGGCGCGACGTGCCACCGAAGTAAGGCATGTTCAACCAGTTGCCGGTATCGTCCTCGGACCCGAGCCGCGCTTGCTTTGGGAAAATCTCGATGCTCGGAGGGTAGCCGAGAAGCACGCACCACTCCATGAGCCGCAACCGTACAAGATCAGCCGGCGCCGGTTCGGAAAGGAACAAGGTAACGTGCGCACCGCCGGATTTCGTTTGCAAAATCGTTAGCGGCAGATTGTGCGCGGCGATCTTGTCTTCAAGTTCGCGTAGATCGAGCGGGTAGGTATCTATGTCGATCGCGCCCCACTGGCACGTGGCGTCGTCAGTGATAGGTACAACGCCCAGCCCAACCTCGCCATCAAGGTGCCGTTGCCATAACTCAACTGTCGGCCCGCCGATCTGCGTTGTGGCGGTGCCTTTCTGTTTTCCGGTGTCCGGGTCTTTGTCGTCAAGTATGAATTGTCCGTGCGCCCGGTCCAGTCCGGCATAAAGTAAATGGAACCGTTCAGCGAGTGACATTCCTATTCCCCTTGCGTGGATTGTTATTAAAAAGCCCCCGGCGTGAAGCCGGGGTAAGTACCTTACCCACTTGCAAGGAGATCAGAAAGCGATGTCGTCATCGTCGAACGTATCAGCCGCGTTGCCGGAAGGCGCCGGCTCTTCCTCCATCTGCGCTTGAACCATGCCGGCCTTGGCGTCTTGATAGAGCTTCTTGGCGGCTTGGAACTCGGCCGACTTCGGATCAACAAACCCGATCCGTTCGATGCTCCACCCGAACCATGACCCTTTCTTGTTCGATTCCGGCACAGTGGTCAGCTTGTAGATCGACGAGAACATAGGCGGCGTGTACTTGCCATTGGTGCCTTCCAACTGGATCGAATTGATCAACGAGTTCCACTGACGCGCCTTTTTCGCTTGGGTGGACGTGAAATTGATCACGGCCGGCGCCACACCGTCCTTGGTGATTTGGACAACGAAAAATGTCCGCGTGTCCACGATCTGAGTGTTGTTCTCGGTGATGTTGCGGCCACGGTCGTCTTTCGTGGTCGGAATGTCCGCGTTCCACGGATGCACCGCAACCAGCCCGCCGCCCTCTTCACGAAGGTTCCATTCGACCTTCGACTTGGTGTAGAAGCACGGAATGACCGTGATGCCTTCGTCGCCGTCCATCACGTCCTTGGTGACGTTGTTGTAGATCATCCCTTCCGCCGCGCCTTCGATATAGGCGCCGTCAGCTTTCTTCACTTGCGGCGACAACGCTTGAAGGATCGAGATATACGGGACCGCGAGGTCTTCGATGCCGCCGACTTCCTCCATGCCGGCGTTGGCGAACTCCTCGAACGCGCCGTATTCCGCCATTTCGGTCTGTTGCTTTTCAGCCATTTGCTTGCTCATGGTCGTTCTCCTTGTGGGTTACTTGATGAATGCACGGTTGATGATGTGTACGCCGAACAAATCGGACGGGGGCGGATTGCCCTTGTCCATCTGCTCACGCACAAACGCGCGGAGGGTTTGCCAATGCACCGTTTCGGTATCCTTGAACGGAACATTGTGGGCAGACAACAGCGCCTTGACGCCTTCCGCGCGTTCTTCCTCGCCACGGCCGAACACGGTCTTGATCTCGTGCTTGATCAGATCGTCGTGGCCGTGTTTGCGAAGCCAATCGAACGCCTCCGGCTTGTTGCGTTCTGTGATACTGGCGACGACCTTGGTTTCATAGCCCAGCACACGGTCGTCGATGAGCTTGATTTCCTTGACGCCCTTTTCCATGAGGGCTTCCGGCAATGTCACTTCCACCAACTGCCGGTGCCGCTCCTTGGCCTCGTTTAACCGCTCTTCCAACGCGGCGATCTCGTTCTCCATCTGGACGGCTTGCCGTGCCAGCTTGGTCAGTTCTGCCACGTCGTCGTTATCGACTTCGGGCACGTCATCCTCGTAGTTGAAGGTAGCCATAATCATTACCTCATGTCAACAAGTGTGGGTACGTATTTGCCGGCGCGATTGTCCCAATGCAGAATGTTCACGCGCCAGTTGTTGTTGCGAGCCGCGATCGTGGTAACCATTCCGATTAGCAACGGCTTCCCGGTCAAGATCAAAAAATCATCGTCCGAAAACTCCGCCAACCGTCTTTCCGCCTCTCGCATCGCTTCTCGCGGGTGCCACTCGCTCGCATTTATAGGGAGCACCGGCACAACCTCACCATACGCCCATGCGTCGGAAAAGTCAATATCGTGCCGTTCTTGCGCGACAAAACACCGTCGTTTCTTTTCGTCGATCAAATCCATTCCTCCAGTTTGTCTTTCGTGATCAGCGAAGCCAGTTCACGTTTTTCCCGCAAGGCACGGATAATCTTCTCGTCGATTGTGTTTTGCGCGACGATGTCGATATACACAACGTCGCCGGTCTGTCCGATCCGGTGTGCCCGGTCCTCTGATTGCAACCGCGACTCAAGCGAAAAATCGTTCGAGTAATAAACGACCGTATTGGCAGCGGTAAGCGTCAAACCAATGCCGCCGGCCGACGGGTTGCCAACGAAAAACCGCAACGGATCGTCGGGGTCTTGGAACCGCTTTCTGATCTCGGTGCGTTCGTCTTGTTTAACGGCTCCATAGAACGCCGCCGCAGAATCGTGGCCGTACTTGTCGCGCAACGTGTCCGTGATCGCTTGGATCTCAGGCGTGAACCTCGCCCAGACAATCACCTTGCCGTCAACGTCTTCCAGAATGTCCATTAACGTACCGATACGGTTGCTTGGCAGTGTGTGAATGACGCCTTCCTCGTCCGGCACAAACCCGCCTATGATCTGTTGCAACCGCAATAATTTCGACAACGGGATCTTTGCTTGCAGATCGAAATCCTCGAACTCGACCAACAGCTTCTTGCGCATGTCCCGATACGCAAGTTCTTGTTCCGGTGTCAGTGGCGTGTATGCCTTTTGGTAAATCTTCTCTGGCAGATCGAGACAGTCTTTTTTCAACACCCGGAACGAATGCGCGTCAACCAACGCGTGCAACTCGTCCAGATTCTTGTAGGCGACAATCTCCTTGTTGTCATAGCCGCCCATAACAGCGAAATGGTTGCGGAACGTGTAATACGACCCGAACCCTAGCACGTGTTCATCGAGAAACATCATTTGTGCGTACACGTCCAACGGTGCCTTGGTCACCGGTGTCCCGGTTAGAATACGACGATATGCTGCACGCCGGCCGACCGCGACAATGTTCTTTGTACGGTTGGCGGACGGGTTCTTGATCCGGGTCGATTCGTCAACGACCATCATCGGACGCATAAACGACGTGACAAACTTCTCGGCGAACTTCGCGCCTTCGCCGCGTGAAAACGCCTCGACGTTCATGACAAGAATCGGCAACGCGCCGTCGGTGCTCCACAACGCGTCCAGCCCTTCAGTCACGGCCTTTGTCTGGCGCGAGTCCCACACGGCCACGCGATACGGGATATTGTCCGGCATGTGCGTCGGCAATTCGTCAAGCGCCCAATTCGACTTTACGGAATTGGGAGACACGATCAGAACAGCGTCAATCTCACCTTTCGCATAAAGCCACGCGATTGTGTCCACAATGATCTTTGATTTGCCGGTGCCTTGCTCCATGAACAACGCGAACACGTCACGATCGCGCGACAGATAAAATGCCTTGCGTTGATGCTCGAACGGTTTTGTCTTGAACGCAAAATCGTCCGCAGGCACGTTCCCGGCGTGCTTCGCCTCACGGTAGAGCCGTTCTTGTTCGCCTAGTTCACGGAACGTGCGGATCATCTCGGCCATGCCGTCGTCGAAAACGGCGTCGCTAAACATATCAGCAAGGTACAAAACATTGCGCCGCGTCAACTCGAAGACCCAGACCTTTCGTTTCGCGTCCCATTTGCGTTGCCCCGGCATCGCGCGGATCTGGTTGACGGTGTACGGGTCATATCGACACTGAATCGTGCCGCGCTTGTCAGTTACCTTGGAGATACGCATGACGTGTGCTTTTGAACTCACTCGTCGTCCCCTCGTACTGCCTCGATGGCTGCGAACTGGAAACGCGTTTTCAACGCCTCTAACGCGCCGACTAGCGCGAATGCCCGATGGTTATTTGCGAATCCGTCGATGACGTATCCGTCCTTGGTTATCAGAACAACAGCCGCATTAACTACCGCGTGCTCCTCGCACATTTTATTGATCTGTGAAACAAGATCGTTGACCGTGCCGTCCGTGCTATCGGCCCCAAGCTCCACGACTTTAAGATCCGTCACGTGCTAGACTCCTCTTTTTCGTGTACCGCACTTGAACTCGACAATTTCAGGCCTGTGTTCTGTGCTTAGCGAAATGTCTTGTTCGTGCACCCATTCCTTGAAAATCAATCCCTTGTGCTCGATAAACAAGGTCGTGTCAAGAATCGTTCCGTTGTCGGCCAGCACACGCTCAAGTCGCCATCTCCCGGTAGGACGTAATTTTTTCCACGTCGTGTGACTTAGCCCGTTGTAATCAATCGGCCGTTGTTTTCGGAAGACGTAAATCTGTTTGACTGGCAGTCCTTTATCAACCACCGTTCCGCACGAAGCTGGCCTTTTCATTCATTAATGTCCTCGTGATAGTCCATCAGCCAACGCGCCTCTACGCTATCCACCATCGGAAGCGGCGCGAGGCGCCTACCGAACTCCACGACAATACTGTCGTGTCGCGGCGAACCTGCAAGCGCCCATTTGCCGTTAGCCGTTTCTTGTTCAAACGCGATTCGTCCTTTCACGAAGACAACACGCGTTGCTCTCGCCATGACAACATCATGAAACCATCGTGTCGAAACAGACGCCGGCAAGAGCATGACGACGGGGGCGGGCTGGTCCACTACCCATCGGCACCATCGCAATAGGGAGGCGCCCGGTTGGCGGTATGGCGGGTTCAACCAACCGACGTAACCGCTAGGCAAAGTTTTCGTGAACGTGTTGTCATCAGGCGTCCACCACCCTTTGAAAAACTGCCGACGTTCAACGGTCATTTGCGTATTGTCCGCCGCGCAATCAATCAAAGGAATATCCTGATGAACGTATCCAAACACTGCGAGCGCGTTACGGATCACGTTGAACGGCGTGCGCCAACGGTTCGTATCAAATGTGTTGCCCATGTATCCTCCTAGTCAAGATTGTTACTGCCTGTCGTTCCACGCCTCCAAAGCGCGTTCGTGCCACGCCGCCCCCGGTCTGTTCGTGTAATCCGTCCTAACCTCCGGGCCTTTTGCGTTACACGATAGACAGACGACGTGCCCTACTAATGTTGTAACAAAGCCTGTGTCTGGTAAGCCGCATTCCGAAAGTCCTAACCTTTTTCTACCTCGGTTTCTTTGCAGACAACGCAAGTTTCGCGGTAGTCGAACAAGTCATCTTCTGGTTCGTTTCCCGCCTTCTATACATGGTTCCCTACTTAGCGTTGATGCGTGGCCCAATTTTCTAACTGTTCCTCCGTCATCTCTTCCGGGCAGTATTCCAGCATGATGCGGTCAATCTTGGCTTGCTGAGATTCCACAACAGCCATCAGCCCATTGACATGTTTTTTAAGCATGCCGATTTGCTTATCTCGCCAAGCCAGTTCCATAGCGATATCGCCTTTCCAATGGAGATCTTCAGCTGTCATCGCCTCCATGTGGCGGGAGAACCATGGCTCAAGTTCGGAAGGGGTACGTTTTGCGTAGAGTTTATCTGTCATTATCAATCTCCTGCTTTTTCCTCAGCACTTATACCCTAAAAACCAATCCAGAAAACGGCGAACGACACCTCGCCGTGGAATCCATCCGTGTTCGTAGTTCCTCCCGCAGACAGTTGGATACTTACGCTCAGTGGAGCAGTAATGGCTACTGTATCCACAACGACTCCAGTACCTTCGGTCGCACGTGCGACAGTTTTTGTGAGTAACGGAATCAGGAGCGTTCATTTTAACCACTCCTCTTTGATTTCTACGTCAGGGGCAAGACGACATTGAGGCATCGCTTTCGGAAGTCCATGTGGCGGGTAATAGACAAGATATTGCCAAGACCCTACCGGGTACTTATTCTTATCAAGAAAAACTAAAAAACTTACGTTCTCCCACGGTTTTGCGATGGAGTCACGCGCCTGCACCGGGGTCTTTGGGGGAACCTTGGACCAGTCTATCTCCGATACGGGCTTTTCCGGACTGGGAAGTTCTACTTCCTGATAAAACAGTTCCCACCAACCTCTACGATAAACAGGAATGTCTTCGTCGAACTTGACTTTGTATGCACGCAAGCTGGGCGTTTTCTTTATTATCGTTCCCCAGCCTTGCTCCGGGTGCCAAACCCGGTCACCTGCTTGAAACTCTGGTTTATTCATTACGCTACCTCCGCTAGTATGGCGTCAATAATAGCTTTTGCCCATTCAATTTTCTCGTGATCTGAGAGGGTATTATTATCCACTTCTCGTAACCACCGTTCAGCCTCTTTGAATGGGTTCGGCTCGTCTTCGTAAGGGCTGGCCGTTTTCCATTGGTCATATCCACGGATAGGCATGATTGGTTCCTCCTAAAAGGGCGGCGATCCACTGACCGGCCGGTCCCGAGTCGGGTCTCGCTCCCGATACCGCCGCACTGCTCTGACCGGACCTCCTGCACACCATCGCGGCCAGCTTCACGCCATCGAACTTATATCGTTTCGTCATTTATCAACGACACCAAGCCTAGCACACTTTCTACTGCTCCCGCAACAATGGCGAGTGTCGAAATTATTAACGCGCCTTGCTGCCATGTTAGCCAAGGCAAAAAAATAGCTTGAGCCGGCCACGCGACCCCGAAAAGGATCACGGCGACCAACTCAAGCGCAAGGGCATCAATAACCAAACGGGTATGAGTCATTATCTTTCGTTGAAACCTCGCGTACTTCCCAAAAAGTCGCTACGGCATGTTCATTAAACAATTCTAACGAACCAGCATAATCATACATTTTCTTGATGGCCTCGGACGGCGAGTCGCCTTCCCATTTGCCGTAATAGCTTCCGGTTCCTTTGGCCCACACATCGTAGATCGGCATGGTTTCATCCCCCTATCTATTATGTGCGATTGAACGGATGCGGATACTTCGCAAGAAACCAACCTAGCTCGTCTTCCGCTTCAGCCTTTTTCGTTTCGATGTGATCGATCATCTGTCTCGGTGTTTTCCACTGTAGCAGGTAATCCACGTCATAATCACGTCTCACCATCAGATAGGCGTCGTGAGTCTGCCCGTCCAACGCGGCGACGAAGCCCAGAGGAACGGCCGTCGGGTCGTACAACAACGCAACGCGCCACGGAGCATCGGCGACATCAGCAAGGGTGTCCGCGAACTTGTCGATCTGTTCAAGCATATCGTCATACTGTTCGACCTTGGTTACCAGATAAACGCCAACTTCAAAGGCGTTGTCATAGAACGCGTCTTCAACAGCCGGGCACTCCAGAAGACGTGCATTACCGCACTCAACAGTAACGCGCGGCACGTACCGATCACCGTAAGGCTCACGGTCAACCGTTCTGTGATTAAATTGACAGTCGTCACAGAACGACGTGCCTTCTGCCTGCGCTTTCTCGAACACGGCTTCGTAGAAATCGCGGCACCTTGCCTCGCGTTCGAGTGGTTTGTAATGAACAAGCATCATAGTCGTTTCTCCTTTGTTGTGGGTTTGGTTTGATGGCATAGCAGCCATCTGGATGCCCCCTCGTAGGGAAGGGGCATCGGGTTGGCTACTCTCCGAAATACCAGTCACGATCCGGCAAACGCGCGGTGACCGTTTCCGATACCTTTTGCGCGGAACAACCGCCATGAACGGGATCAAAAACACACGTAGCTTTTTCATGCCGTACCTCCTTCGCCATGCTCCAACCGATACAACAGCCGCTTGATGCGCATGTGCGAATAGGCCCATTCTCGCAGAACGTCGGTGAGGAGTTCTCGCGTGGCCGGGTCGTCTTCGCTCGCCAGATGTGTGCGCAGCACGTCGATGTCGCATTCGATCTCGTTCTTCTGCCGCAACAAAAGCGCGATCGCCTTGCGACGGTTGTACGACAACGCCGCCGCGCACGTTAGAACCTGTTGCTCGATCTGCGCGATGAACGACGTAGTATCGTTTCTGTGTTGTGGACGCATTATTGTTTCTCCTTTTCTTGTGGGTTTGGTTTGATGGCATAGCAGCCATCTGGATGCCCCCTCGTAGGGAAGGGACATCGGGTTGGCTACTTTCTAACAATGCGATCAAGGAACGTCGTCATGCTTTCTTTGTCCCATGACGGCTGCCCCCATGTGCCGTATGCTTCACGATCGCAAGTAACTTCCCAATCCGCAGCTACTCTGTCCACCACGTGAAAGATGCGGGAAAGATCCGCAGCGACACTTGCCACAATGAAGCGGTCTTGGTGAATGGCGCTCTCACGGACGGTTGACACAATCGCGCCGACCAGACGTTTGCCGGCGCCGACAAACTTGCTTTCCAGCAAACGGAAAACATTGTGTTGGTTGGCATAGGTTGTCTCTGCGATAAAGGAATGAATCTTTCCGCATTCCTCAACAAAAACCGTTACCACGCACGCCTTGCCGTGTACGAGCGAGGACAAAGACCTTCCACGCAGCACTTGTAAATGGTTATCTATCGCATCGAATAGACGCTCTTTTGTTAAATAGCTCATAAGCACGTCTCCTTTGTTGTGGGTTTGGTTTGATGGCAGGACAGCCATCTGGATGCCCCCTCGTAGGGAAGGGGCATCGGGTTGGCTACTGCGTAGGGCCGCTGATCCGCGCCTCGAACTCGGCGACTTCCTCCGGCGACGTGACAAACTGATAAAGCTCGTCCTCTATCAGCAACGAAAGCTCATCCTCCGCCGGTCTGGCACGTTGCGCAAAACGCGGCGTGGTTTCCGTCTTGATCAAGTTCCATTGCGCGTCGATCAGGACAATGGACTCAAAAACATGGTACGGATCACATGCAATCGTGATCACCGAAAACAATCGAGCGCGTTTCTGCAAGGCGTCCAGCGTTTCGACCGTCTCCTTGTCCAGAGCCTTGTCATCAAGCTCCGTGGAGTGGAGCACGTGTTGCACCCCGCCGCTGTTGATTGAACGCCCGCCAGAGGACAACTGTTGGAGGGCCTCCCGCTCTTCTGACGTGAACATATCCGGCGTGAACACGGCTGCGAGACGTGACACCGCTACCATCGGGGCGACGCCGTTGTGTTCCCTGACGGCTCCGACGGTATCCTCCAACACGCCCATGACAGTTTTTCTGACAGATTCAGCAACCAGCAACGGCGGCATGGTCTTGTGTTGCCCGTCGTCACGTTCAATAGCATAGGTCACCATTCGCGTTGCTTCTTCGATCAAAAAGCTAGGCGGCACCTTACCAGCAAGTTGCGCGAGGTGCTCTGCGACCAACGACTTGAACGCGGGCTTTGTGAGCATGTACGGCATAATTGTTTCTCCTTTGTTGTGGGTTTGGTTTGATGGCACAGCAGCCATCTGGATGCCCCCTCGTCATGCAGCCTTTCCGCCTTGTTTTGGATCTCGGACACAATGGCATACGCGTCTTCGAGACGACGTGCCAGCTCCTTGACTTCGGGATGCGAACGATCCACGGCGCGCAAAAGCTCCGTCATGGTCATATAACGCATCTCGTCAGCAGAGAGGGCGACGTTTTGATCTTGATTGATGTCAACCATGTGAATCTCCTTTGTGTTTATTGGGGTTTGGTTTGATGGCATAGCAGCCATCTGGATGCCCCCTCGCAGGGAAGGGGCATCGGGTTGGCTACTTTGGCGGTTCCCATGTCATGCTTGGCGACGCCTTGTAACTTTGCGGTATATGGCAATGGCAACGGCGGTGATGACTAGGAACATGCCACTTATTGGCCACGTACCTGCCACGATTACCGATGCGATGAACGATACTGCAACGTCCTCTACAGAGTCATCATGTTTCCGAATACGGCGCATTGCTGCGCCATACACAACGGAGAAACCGACTACATAAACCATAGTGATAGCCGAGAAACGCGGCTCGATGAACCACTGCCAAATACTCAAAAGAAAATCGTGCATTTACTTTCTCCTTTGTTGTGGGTTTGGTTTGATGACTTAGCAGCCATCTGGATTATCGGGTTGGCTACTGCGCAAAGAAAAGAAAATACGCAACGATGGCGAGCGTAATAAAGTAACTCGCCCAGAACAACGGTCTGATCATGGGTCTGATCATGGTTCAGCCCTCCGTTTTCGATTGGCGACGTACAAGCGATCTCAGATTCAACAAAGACCGACGTGGTGAGAATCACCGGTCTGCCGTTTAGCGTTCCGGTGATTCTCAGATGCGAACGTCCTTGTTCAATATGGATGCTTGTGACCCCTTCGTTCTCCAGCATCTTCACCACCTCGCCACGCCATTTCTTGATGCTACTCACGGTCACAACTCGTCAAGTATCGCCGCAGCGTGGCCCGTATAACCTTCGACGAACAACGCCTCTCGGCCTTTAACATCAAGATCCGGCACGTGTGTCAAGCGCAATGCTTTTTCGATAAGCGCCGGCGAATCGGCCTCTTTCGGATCGCTGCTCAAGTCAAGCACGTAAACCGGAGCACGCCCGCGTTTCAGAACCGCCTCGCCGCTGGCCGTGTAGTCGTAAGACTTCCCGAACAACAACACCAGAAACACGTGCGTTATGCGGCCATCGTCGTCCAAAAACGCTTCCGACACACGAAGAACGGAACCGTACTCAAAAGGCCCGTCTTTCTTTACAGCGACAAAGCTTTGTCCGATCTTTAGCTCGTTATTGCTCATGATGTTTTCTCCTATTTAGTGGGTTTGGTGTTGGTGCCATTCGGCACCCTTGATCGCCCTCGTTTATCGAAGACGATCAAGGGTGCCGGCCCAC